AAAGCAGGAAAGAAACTTATCATTGCAGGTCCTGGATCACTGCAACAATTAGGATATAGCGAAATACCTGATCATGTTGAGATGTTTGGTGTTGCTGATGCTGAGCAGCGAAAGCAATTAATGAAGAACGCCAAAGGATTGATTGGATTGACATATTATGTTGAGCCGTTCGGAAATATGGTCATTGAAGCAAACTTATCTGGAACACCAGTGATCACAACTGATTGGGGCGCATTCCCTGAAATTGTTCTTGAAGGTCAAACAGGATATCGAATTCGTGATTTTAAATCTCTGATGAATGCAATTGAAACTATTGACAAAATTAATCTGTTCGAATGTCGAGAGTGGGGGTTGACTTTCTCAGATGAAGAAGTGCATAATAAACATAAAAATTATTTGAATAAAGTTATAGCGAATGACTTCTATGCGTAATCTATTTGTTGTTGGTTCTTCAATTCAACCTAGATCTGGTAAGTTCACATATAGTGCAGTCAGATCTAAATTCTCCGCTGAAGAAAGATTTAGACAAACAATCTTTACTGTTAACTCTATTCGTGCGGCATTTCCAGAAGCAAAGGTTGTGATTGTTGATTCATCAGAAGATTATGCAGAGTATATGCAAACTCTTTGGCATATTAAGAACGTAGACTTTATTCCATTGCGAGATCTATCAGAGGAAGCATATGAAATTGTAAACACTCATGAAAACAAAAGTTTGTGCGAGTCTCTGTTACTAAACACATACTTCAAAACACACAAACCTGAAATGAAGGAATACGATTTCATTTTTAAAGCAACAGGTAGATATTTTTATTATGATTTTAATAATCTTTTGCTCACAGAAGAAAACAAAGATAAAATCTTTTTTAAAAGACCACTGAACTTCGAATGGAACGAAGCCTGGAATTATAACTTTATTGATAGAAGAGAAGCACAAAACAACAATCGATTGCATCAATACTGCACCGTTCTATATGGATTCGGATCACAACATTTAGAAAAGTTTATAGATATGAATGATGCTACTGTTCATCTACTACAACAACCGTTGATGCATCACTACGATATTGAAACTCTTTCATATTATTTTACAAGAGCATATGAAGACAAAATTATAGAAGTTGATTGGAAAGTTTCTGGCTGGGACGGAACCTCTGGCAGATTTATGTACTATTAAGGTGATACTATGAAAATCAAGACCATTATTATTGACGACTTTTATGGAAATCCAGATACAGTAAGAGACTTTGCTCTCTCGCAAAAGTTCGAAGTTTCTGGCAACTATCCTGGACTTCGAACTAAACCATTTTTGACAGAAGATACTAAAAAGACTATTGGTGATATTATTCGCTATGCTGGCGGAGAAGTTACATATTGGTTCGAGGATTCTGGGTATACTGGCGCATTTCAAATTTGTACAGCGCAGGATCGAACTTGGATTCATGCAGACCAGTATAATACGTGGGCTGGAGTTTGTTACTTAACTCCAGACGCGCCACTATCATCTGGAACTGCCTTATATCGTCACAAGGCTTCAGGTCAATATGAGCGAACAGATAAAGATTACGAAGGTTACGATTATACAAAATGGGAAATGACCGATTATATCGCAAACAAGTATAATCGTCTTGTTCTTTATCGTGGGAATATGTTTCATGCTTCTCTTGATTATTTCGGAAGCACACTACATTCTGGTCGTCTTTTCCAAACTTTCTTCTTTAATACTGAATACTAATGAAAGTTCTTCATGTAATTTTTTCTTGCAATCGACTTCAATATCTCACAAAAAGTCTAGAATCGCTACACCTTCTAGATTATTGCGGGCATCAGGTTGATCGACTAATTATAGATGATTATCCTCGAACTCGAAATGATTATATTTTCGATCTTTTGGGTAAAACGCATAAATTTAATATCTTTCTGCATAAACAAAATATGGGATTATCAGTTACTTGGTCTGAGTTTTTCGATTATCTAAAAACTACGGACTATGACTATATCATACACCAAGAAGATGATGTTGTCTTGAAAGAGCCTGTGAAACTAGACGATATGATTGAGATTCTCGAATCAGATTCGAAAATGGCATCTGTGGTCTTGCAGAGACAAGAATGGTATTTCCACGAAAACCCACCGAAAATTGAGCCGACAGATACTCCAATCAAGCAATATTATTATGGGAAAAATACGAAACAATTCCCGATCATTTTCTCTTTTTATCGCCGAAGCATTATTAATTATCCATTCCGTGAATATTGGGGATTTACGATTAATGAAGGAATGATCATGGTCTATTTGGCTCATTTTGATCAAATGTATTCTGCTATTCTAAAAAATTCTGAAGGAAAAAACATTATCGAACATATCGGCGAAGAGTCTACAGGAAGAAGAATACTTCCTGGGGAACCAAATTGGGAGCAATTTGCGCATATGCACCCAGACAAAGTCTACAGTTCTCGAGATGGGAGACTTATCTCATAAACTAAATATACAATAATTAGCGAGGTTATCCATGTCTCACCCCTCAACGCGCACCGAACTCAAAGATTATTGTCTCCGAAAACTCGGTTTTCCAGTTATCGATATCAACGTTGATGAAGATCAACTTGAGGATCGTATTGACGATGCTCTTTATATGTTTCGAAACTACCATTTCGATGGTACAGAGCGTTGCTATTTGGCGCATCAAGTGACTGCTGGTGACATTTCAAACACTTATATAACTCTCGCAGATTCTATTATCGGAGTTAGCCAGGTTTTTCCATTTACAGGATCAATCCAGTCTTCAACATCCTCGACTGGTTTTAATATGTTCGATATTAATTATCAGCTTCGCCTCAACGATTTTTACAACCTAACTGCTTCGTCTTACACATATTACGTTATTGCAAGAGAGCATTTAGCAATGCTCGATATGATCGTAACTGGTTTACCACCGTTCACATTCAATAAACAAGTGCATCAGTTGAGAGTTTTCACCGACTGGAACAAGTTTAAAGATAACGCTTATCTAGCCTTCGAGTGTCATAGAATTGTAAATCCAGAAACATATTCTGGAGTTTATCGAGATATGTGGATTCGAGATTATACTGCAGCTCTATTCAAACAACAATGGGGAACAAACCTCAAGAAGTATGGAAACTATACCCTTCCTGGTGGTTTGATCATCAATGGTCAGCAAATTTACGATGAAGCCTCAGCTGAAGTCGAAAAACTTGAAGAAAAACTTCGCGACACTTACGAAGAACCAGTCGCATTTATTGTAGGATAAAATGCCAACTAGTGTATACTTCAACAATCAGAAAGCATCGGTTGAACAACAACTGATCGAAGATTTGATCATTGAATCAATTCGCAATCATGGGATAGATGTTTACTATCTTCCAAGAGAATCACGTTCATCCACAGACGAACTATTTGGCGACGATCCTGTAAAATGTTATCGTAGTGCAATCAAGGTTGACATGTATATGGAGTCATTTCAAGACTTCGAAGGTAACTCTGAATTCTTCAGTAAGTTTGGTCTTGAAATTCAAAAGGTTGCGCGCATGGCAGTTGCTCGTCGCACATTTGAACGATTAGTCACAAGACAATACCCAACAACTCATAATTTACCAAAAGAAGGCGACCTAGTTTATCTTCCAATTCAAAAGAAAATAATGGAAATCAAAGGTGTTGAAGAAGAGAAAAACTTCTTCCAAGCTGGTAAAATTGCTCCATATATGTTTGGCTTGACAATGGAAGCCTTCAAGTATAATGGCGAATTGTTTGAAACTGGCGTCACTGAAATTGATGATATATCTGATGTTCAAGCAATGGTTCTTGAGTATATACTTGACTCAGGCGGCTCTGGAACATTTACTGATCAAGAATGGGTGTATCAAGGATCTAGTTTTGCTACAGCAACTGCAAAGGGAGTTGTGGCTTCATGGGATAAACCAAACAGAGAATTAAGAATAAAAAATATTTTTGGATCGTTTGTCGATACTACTCAAATAAAAGGAAGATCAAGCGGTGCTATTTGGGAAATACAAACTGTTGCTGATAAAATTAAAGATGCAGTTGAGAATAAACTTGATGACAATTTCTTGATTGAACAAGAAGCAGATAACATTCTAGATTTTAGTGAATCAAATCCATTCGGTGAGCCATAATGCTATCTGGAGTTCATTTCTATCATAGAATTACTCGTAAAATGGTTGTTGCCTTTGGAACACTGTTCAACAACATCACTCTTAAGAGATACAATAAAGCAGGAACACAAGAGATAGAAAGAATTAATGTTCCTTTGATGTATGCTCAAAAAGAAAAGTTTTATGAGCGTATTACTCAAGACCCTAACTTGGCAAATGAAACAATGATGACGTTGCCAAGAATGAGTTTTGAGATGACAGCAATCACTTATGATCCACTTCGTAAACGAAGCAGTTTTGTTAATAGTTTTTCTGCTGGAAGCGATAATACAAAAGTTAAAAATGTTGTTGCAACTCCATATAACTTTGAATTTACTCTTACGATCTATGTCAGAAATATTGAGGATGGAACTCAAATCATTGAACAGATTCTACCATATTTTTCTCCAGACTACACAGTAACAATGAATTTAGTAGATGTTGCATCTGAGAAAACAGATGTTCCATTCATACTCAATTCTGTTTCTCAAGAAGTCAATAACGTTGGAGTCAGTAGCGGTGATGTTCGAATTATTATGTGGACTTTGTCGTTTACTGCGAAAGGTTACATGTATGGCGCAACGTCTGAGTCTAAGATCATTCGTAAAGCAATCGCAAATACATATGACAGTACATTCAACACAACAGCGCAAAGAGAGATCACATTTAGCACTGGAAGGGGTGTCTTTAAAGTTGGAGAATTGGTTTATGAGGGTAGAACTTTAAGTGAAGCGAATGCAACTGCATTTGTTCATACATGGAATCCAACTACAAACACAATAGTTGTTGTTGATACAAACGGAGTTTTAAACACAGGCAGATATATGACTGGCGCAGTATCAAATGCATCTTGGAATATACAAACATTTGCAACACCAACAAATCAGCTTGTAAGACAAATCATATATCCAGATCCATTGAATGCAAACGCAGATACTGCATTTGGATTTACAGAAGTATTGCAAGAAGCACCATACTTCTTCGACGATAGAGTTGATTCTACTCTCATTAGAGTCGATATTGGTTCTAAGACAGCAGACGATAATACTTAAGAGAATAAGAAATGACACAACAAATAATCGATATTGGATCAGCGCCAAATGATGGCACTGGTGATACAATTCGCGAAGCATTTGAAAAAGTAAATGAAAATTTTACTGATTTATATGCTGGTGCTGGTGCGGATACTGGTCCACAAGGACCACAGGGTCCACAAGGTGTTGCTGGTCCAACAGGTGCAGTTGGTCCACAAGGTCCATCTGGTCCTTCTGGTGTAAATGGTGAAACTGGACCGCAAGGTCCTCAAGGTCCGCAAGGTATTGCTGGCAATCTTGGTCCACAAGGTCCATCTGGTCCTGCTGGAGTTGCTGGCGAAGTTGGTCCTCAAGGACCACAAGGTCCTAAAGGTGACACTGGAAACTTTGGTGGTGCGTCATTCTATTATCGATTTGACACAGAGACTTTTGTAGAAAATATTCTTAATGGATATGTTTTATTTACAAATGCTAATTTGCAGTTTGCAAACATTATGGGCATTTCTATATTTGATAGAGCAAATTCAAATATCACATCATTCATCCAAACTATTGATGATTCAAACAGCACTGTAAAGGGTTTGATTAAAGTGACGGAAGAAAGCAATACATCAAATTTTGTTTTTTATGCTGTCAACAGTACACACATCGATCATGGCAATCACTTTGATGTTCCAGTTGCATATTCATCTGGCACTGTTAATACTTTTGCAAATAATGTTAACGTTGTTATTACATTTGCACGAACTGGTGACAAAGGCGATCAAGGGCTCACTGGTCCACAAGGACCACAAGGTCCACAAGGAGATCATGGAGATATCGGTCCTCAGGGTCCACAGGGTGTTGTTGGACCACAAGGTCCACAAGGATTACCTGGACCTCACGGAGAGACTGGTCCACAAGGACCACAAGGACCAGATGGTCCCCAAGGTCCACAAGGACCATCTGGTGTAAATGGTGCAGAAGGTCCACAGGGACCACAAGGACCAGCAGGAACAAATGGTGATCCTGGTCCAACAGGTCCATCAGGAGCAAATGGATCAGCTGGACCACAAGGTCCACAAGGACCAGTTGGTGTTGTAGTTTATGATGGCGGAACACCAAGTACAGATTTTAGCGTAGGACTAAATATTAATTGCGGAGGCGTAACCTAACATGGCATATATTCAACTTCAATTTCGTCGCGGAACAGCATCAGAATGGACTTCCGCGAACACAGTTCTTGCGCTAGGCGAACTTGGTCTAGAAACAGATACAAGTCAGTTTAAGGTCGGCGATGGCACGACTGCTTGGAATTTGCTGGCATATGGCGGACTTCATGGTCCGCAGGGTCCACAAGGTCCAGAAGGTCCACAAGGCGTTGTTGGTCCACAAGGACCAATGGGTCCACAGGGTCCAGAAGGTCCACAAGGACCAAGTGGTGTATCAAATGTTCCAGGTCCACAAGGTCCACAAGGTCCACAAGGACCAGAAGGTCCTCAAGGTGTTATCGGTCCGCAAGGTCCTCAAGGCAATGTTGGTCCGCAAGGTCCTGAAGGTCCACAAGGTCCTGAAGGTCCACAAGGTGTATTTGGTCCTCAAGGTCCAACAGGACCAGAAGGTCCACAAGGTCCACAAGGTGTCGTTGGTCCGCAAGGTCCTGAAGGTCCTCAAGGTCCTGAAGGTCCTCAAGGTCCACAAGGCGTAGTTGGTCCACAGGGTCCACAAGGACCACAAGGTCCAGAAGGTCCAACTGGCGCACAAGGTGGCTTTGGTGGTGCAACGTTTGAATACAATTTTCAAACAAATACAACAGATAGCGATCCAGGTAATAGTTCATTGAAGTTAAACAACGCTTCAGTGACTGTTGCAGATAAACTTTGGATTGACTATGTTGATCAAAGCGGCACAGATATTCAAAACTTTCTTGCCACAATTGACGACTCAACATCGTTGATCAAAGGTCACTTCCGCGTCACAAACAAAGCAAACTCTGCTGATTATGCATTGTTTACAATCAGCAATTTGACAGACAAGACTTCATACTTCGAAGTTGATTGTTCTTATGTTTCAGGAAGTGCTCCATCATTTGACAATGGTGAAGACATTCTCATTACCTTTGCTCGTACTGGCGATAAGGGTGAAATTGGTCCAACAGGTCCAGTAGGTCCAACAGGTCCTCCTGGCGGTCCACAAGGTCCGCAAGGTCCTCAAGGTCCTCAAGGTCCAGAAGGTCCTCAAGGTCCACAGGGCGTTGTTGGTCCGCAAGGTCCGCAAGGTCCGCAAGGACCAGAAGGTCCTCAAGGTCCACAAGGTATTGTCGGTCCACAAGGTCCTCAAGGTCCACAGGGTCCAGAAGGTCCTCAAGGCGTCACTGGTGATGTTGGTCCACAAGGTCCTCAAGGACCACAAGGCGTGACTGGTCCACAAGGTCCGCAAGGTCCACAAGGACCAACAGGTGCTACTGGCAACTTTGGTGGTGCGACATTTGATATGACGTTTAGTGCTAACGATTTCCAAGGAGATCCAGGCACTGGTAAGATGCGTTTGAACAATACGACAATCACTGCAGCAAATAAACTGTGGATTGATTATTTGGATGATAATGGAACGCAATTACAAAACTTCTTGACAACAATTGATGACTCAACATCAACAATTAAGGGTCACTTCCGTATCAGCAATAAGACAAATTCTGCAGACTTTGCGCTCTTTACAATCAGTGGATTGACTGATCGCACTGGATACTTTGAAGTAGATTGTGGATATGTCTCAGGCAGTGCAAGCAGTTTCAGTGATGGTGAAGATATCGTCATCACTTTTGCTCGTACTGGTGATAAAGGCGATACTGGTGCAGTTGGTCCACAAGGTCCCCACAAGGTGTGACTGGTGATACTGGTCCACAAGGACCACAAGGTCCACAAGGACCAACAGGTGCTCAGGGTGGTTTTGGTGGTGCAACGTTTGACTTTACTTTTGATTCTGACACTAATGATAGTGATCCAGGACAAGGTATGTTGAAGTTGAATAATGGTAGCGTCACTGCTGCTAATCGTTTGTGGATTGATTACCTTGATGATAGTGGCACAAATATCTTTAACTTCTTGGCAACAATTGATGACTCAACGTCAACAATCAAGGGTCACTTTAAGATCAGTAACAAGTCAGATCCAAATGACTTTGCATTGTTTATTGTGAACAGCTTGACTGATAAGACTGGTTACTTCGAAGTAAACTGCTCTTACGTGTCTGGTAGTGCTGCATCCTTTAGTAATGCAGAAGATGTATTGATCACATTTGCTCGTACTGGTGACAAGGGTGAAGCAGGTCCTCAAGGTCCAGCTGGTCCAACAGGTCCATCTGGTGGTCCACAAGGTCCTCAAGGTCCACAGGGTGTTGCTGGTCCGACTGGCGCTGCTGGTCCTCAAGGTCCACAGGGTCCAAGCACATATAACCAGTCATTGAATACAGCTGATCCTGTAATCTTTACTAGCGTGTCAACAAATGTATTGAATGTCAAAAATGTAATTGAGGCAACCAATGCATTGTCTTCTGCAACTGGTACTGTGACGCATGACTGTGCGCTTGGACATATTTTTGTTCACTCAAGCATTAGCGCAAACTTCACTGCTAACTTCACCAATACAACGATTCCTGCAAATAATGCAACATCGTTCACACTCGTCTTGAATCAAGGTGGAACGGCATATGTTCCAACTGCAGTTCAAATTGGTGGTCAAGCGCAGACAGTAAATTGGCAGGGTGGCACACAACCAGCTGGTTCAGCCAACAAGAAGGATATTGTTTCTTTCAGTGTTGTGAACAATAATGGAACGTGGATAACACTTGGTCAATTGACGACGTTCGGATAATGTTCAGTTCATTCAGTGGGTCCAGAGCATTTGGTAGGAAAGGGATTTCCTACCTTGCTGGTGTTGTTGCTAGAAGATA